GCATATTCATTATTAGGAGTTAATCTTTTACAAGAGGTCATCATTCATTTAAAAGATAATTATAAGTCTAGTTTTCGAGAGAAACCTTTAGACAATCTAGGAATTATTTTTACTAAAATAACTAAAAGACCAAGAACTGGCATAAAAAATAATATGAGACAAATTAAAGAGGCTTATGCTGATCAAAATATGCCGTTTTTTGAAAATTCATATTTAAAAGCAGATAAAATTGCTACGGCCAAATTGTCCACATTTATCTTGGATAGAAAAGATGAAGCTTTAAAAGAGAACATGAAAAAGATATGTGAAGAATTCATAAGCAAAGTGGGGGAATATAATGAATAGAGAAATCTGGACAAAGAAAATAAGGTATATTAAAAATTTAAAAGACGAAGAATTGATTAGAATGGAGAGCTATTCGTTGATTGTTAGCTTTATGCTTTCAAAAGATGCATTTAAATTTAATGTTGATTTGAAACAATTTATGGAAAAATTAGGAATTGAATGTAAACCATATTTACTAAAAAGCAGAACAGCAATATTGGGAAGAACTATAAGAGTATTAGAAAAGGCAGAAAAGCAGCAACTATTAAAATATGTCAGTGTTATAAGTGAAGAAATTGATAGTTTGCCAGAAACTCAGAAGTCAGAAACAGTAAATAAGAAAAATGAGAAGAACTATATGAAAGAAGTGCTTAAATTATATGGAAGAAAGGGAAACCAGTGAGTGAGTATTTAAAATTTATGGAAAAATATTTTCCATATTCTTCGAAAATTCCAAATGAAGATAAAATATATCAGCTTGTATGTGAAAATAATTTAATGGTAGGAATTATTCTTTCGAACATGGATGCAAGTAGATTTTATCTGAATGAAGAAAAATTAATATTTTATCGTAGATACAGAGATGGCGTTAATAAAATATTAATTTATATTCCCCTAAATGATGAAATTGGAATCTATGCTTGTATGAGATATTCAATAGAACAACTTTTGAAATTTATTTATTCAATTTATTTTGAAAAGAATATTGCTGATATCAGCAGAACGAGTTATAGATACATTAAAGAAGATATAAAAAGGAATGGAAATATTGATACAGATATAAAAGAATGTTTATTAAAATTATATACATATTATGCCAACTATTCAAATGATCTTCATGACAAAGAGGTAACCTGCAATAAAGAATTGGATTTTTTGGGAAATATAATTCAATCGGAAAATGAGTTCGCTGACGGGATAGAAAAAGATTTAAGAAATATACTCATTCTTTCTTATAAAATAATGTGTCATGTGTTTGATATAAAGTATAATTTATTGAATGTATCAGAAAGATCATCCCTTGAAAGTTTGAAGTCAAAAGGGGGAAAAAGGAAAATTTATAGTATTTTAAAAAGAGATGATATTACAGAGTGAGATAATATAGTAATTCAAGACCGCACAAAATGTGCGGTCTTTTTCTATCCCCTTAGCTCAGTGGTAGAGTAATGTCTCAGGTTCGATTCCTGGAGGGGGCATAGATAAAAGTACGGGAGGGATAGGAATGGCAAATAATCCGCGCTCACAGAATGGCACGCTCCGAAGAAAACACCGTGCCAGACTTAGGGCGATTGGTGGACCGTGTGGGATATGCAAGGGAAAGCTTGGTCCTATACATTACGATGAGCCAAGCGACAGCAATCATCCGCTGTCATTCGTGATTGATGAGATCAAACCGGTATCGAGATGGCGAGAGTTTGGCTACGGTTCAAAGGAAGCTGCAGCCCAGGATTGGAATAATCTACAGGCAGCTCATTACTGTTGCAATGCGGCCAAGAGTAATAGAACGCAAGGCGAATTGGAGCGGTGCAAAGAAGGAAAGAAACAAAAAATAAATATTTTAGATGGTTGCTGGTAGCAGCTACAATGAAAAAATAACTAAATTATGCCAAAAATAAGAGAAAATACGTTAAAAATACGGATTTGATGAGATTTTTATATTTTTGGGGTGGGTAGGGAACCCCACCCCTTTTTGAGACTACCCCCGCCGTCCAGCGCCAATTTACACACAGGAAATTTTTAAGGAGGTGCTTTTGTGGCAAGAAAGAAAAAAATGAGCACCGTAACCAGTACTGGGAACCGGCTGGAACAACTAATAAATCTATCTCTGGTACTGGCAACGCAGATAGATGTCTGTGCAAAGAATGAAGATGGTAGCAAGCTGATGCCACCACTTGCAAAACAGTACAGGGAAACAATAAAAGAGATTGAAGAGATACAGGGAGTAGGTGAGACCGATGACGAGATTGGAGAAATCTTATCAGCGCGAGAAGCTGATGGGAAGCCAAGTACCATCCGTTAGAATTGTACCAGAAAGTGAATATACGGACGGGAATGATGCGGCTAAGATTTTGAAAGCAGGGAGACTCACTGTTGACCCTTGGCAGGGAAACGTGCTTCATGACTGGATGGGCAGGACACAGCATGATGCATGGTCGGCTCCTACATGCGGTATTTCTGTTCCTCGTCAGAACGGGAAAACCCTGATTACTTCCGGCAGAATTGCCAGTGGCATGATAATGTTTTCTGAGTGGGCAATCTATACGGCACATCTGCAAAAAACTGCAACAGAAACATTCATGGAGTTAAAGGGACTATTTGAATCCCGAGGATTGGTGAAATACGTGAAAGAAATTAAATGCGCACTTGGACGAGAACAGATCATACTAAAGAATGGCGGACGCGTGCAATTTGTAGCAAGGACAAGAAATGGCGGGCGAGGATTGCATGGGGATTGTCTAATATTTGATGAAGCGCAGGAGCTTACCAATGAACAGCAGGCTTCTTTCCTTCCAGCAATCTCTGCTTCAAGGAATCCACAGACAATTTATTTGGGAACACCTCCTGATGAAAATTGTACAGGGACCGTTTTCCGGAAAATCCGAGAAAGGGCATTAAGTGGTGAGAGTGATTCAACTGCATGGACAGAATATTCTGTGAAAGAAATTGGAGACACATCAGATAAGAGTCGTTGGGCTTCATCTAATCCCGCACTGGGAAAGAGAATGCAATTAGGTACAATCAAAGCGGAGTGGGAACAGATGGACGAAGACACATTTGCCAGAGAACGGCTTGGTTGGTGGAGCCCGATTAATAACGCACAGGATTGGGCGATTGATAAAACAAAATGGGCATCATGTGCATCTGATCAGAAAAAGCCCGAAGGAAAGACAGCTTACGGTATTAAATTTACTCCAGATGGTGCCATGGTCGCTCTGTGTGGTGCAGTATGTTCCGAAGATGGAGCGGCAAGGATTTCCTTGATTGAGATGAAAACGACTGCTCACGGCATACAATGGCTT